TATTGAGGTACCAGGTGTACCTAACGCAGAGCTAGCGGAGTGGATTCGTGATAATCTTGACTTTGATCAACTCATCCTCGAGTTTTACACCCCAGGCATTCCAGATTCTGGTTGGGTTCATGTAAGTTACAAGGCTGACGGAGAAAACCGTAAGTCAGTTCTTACTGCTACTCGCGATCCAGAAACTAAGAAAACTGTTTATTCTAACGGCATCAATGCTTAGAATATACGTTCTAGTAGCACTACTCGCTGCAGTTGGTGGCGGGTATTACTATGTTCAGAAGTTACAGGCTGATCTTGAGACAGCTCGAGCTAATGCTATTCGTCTTGAAGAAGCTGTAAAAACTTCTGAACAATCGCTACGTTTGATGGAAGAAACTGCTGCTAAGATGGCTGAGCTGAATGCTGAACTTACAGTAAATCTACAAAAAGCAGAGCAATACGGAGATGAACTTCGTAACACTTTGCAGAAACATGATCTAACAGCCTTGGCTACTAAGAAGCCAGGTCTAATCGAAAAACGGATGCAAAATGCGACTAATCAGTTATGGGATGATCTTGAGCAGCTTACTGATCCTTCAAGGGTGCAGTTGGCTGATTCCGGAGCCCAAAGTGGTGACGGTAACTAACACTGTCAAGTTGTCAGTTGCTCCTGTTCCACACCCTAAAAAAGTTCAACTCAATGACGTAAAGATTTACGTTGTTGCTGCTGAAAACTATGAAGAGTTCAAAAAAGACTTTGAAGCGAAAAACGGCAGTGATGCTTACATTGCTATTTCTGTAAAAGATTATGAAAATCTGTCATTGAACTTTGCTGAGCTGCGTCGATACATCGAACAGCAAAAGCAGATTATTCTATATTATGAAAAGGCGACTAAAGCTGACGATAATATAGGAGATGACCCAAATGTCAGAGAATGAAAAAGATTTTGAAAAAGCAGACACTAACGGCGACGGAGTTCTAACAAAGCAAGAAGCAATGATCATGCTTGAAGCAAAACGTCGCGAAATGGAAGATGCCGATGCGCAGCGAGATGCTATTCGTAAGATGGCTTGGTTTGCGCTTATTGGTTTGTTGATTTACCCAATCGGTATTGGTATCACATCATTCCTTGGTCTTTCTGAAGCATCAACTTTGATTGCTGATATTGCACCAACATACTTCGCGTCTATCGCAGTTCTTGTTTCTGCGTTCTTTGGTGCTGATGCACTCGGAAAGAAGAAATAAATAAAAAATGATAAACCAAACCTTTCAAAATAAAAACATCTACAAGGACTTCGACATTTCTTTTAATAGAAATCCGTTGACAAATGATATTGGCGCGAAAAAAGACGTTGAAGCCGTTAACCAGGCATTGAGAAATCTTATTCTTACCAGTTATTATGAAAGGCCGTTTCAACCAGAGCTAGGTTCGAATATTAGAAACCTTTTGTTCGAACTAGCTGACCCTATTACACAGCTCGACATCAAAGCCGCAATTGAAGACTTGATCAATAACTATGAGCCAAGAGTTCTTTTACGAGATGTTCGTGTTAAAGATTACTCAGAGGTTAATGCTTACAGCATTAGCATCGTATACGAAATGAATAATGTTTTCGAGCCAGTAGAACTACAAATAACATTAAAAAGGCTTAGGTAATGGCAGATAGACCTATTATTGCGAACTTAGATTTCGACACCGTAAAACAAGATATAGTAGATCACTTCAAATCAAGAGACGAGTTCAAGGACTACGAGTTCACAGGTTCATCACTAAACCTTTTGATGGACATTTTGTCGTACAACACTCACTACTATTCACTTGCATCTAACTTCCTTCTAAATGAAAGTTTCTTAGATTCTGCCCTGTTACGTAAGAATGTTGTATCACTTGCTAAACGTTTGAACTACACTCCACGTTCTATTACCTCTGCCTTCTCAGTTATTCAGATAAGAGTAGTAAAACAAACTAGCAATGATAATATTGTTGTTATTCCAGCAGGCACTGCATTTACATCTGCTGCCGGAAACTCAACAATTACATTCCATACAACTAAAGATAATGTAGCACAATTTGCTCCAAACGATGTTGTTGGTACCTCTAAAACAATTGAAGTTATAGCGTATGAAGGTTCTTATAGAACTCAAAGTTTTAAAATTGATAAGAATTACACAGACTTTGCAAGATTTGATCTAGGTCAAAATAACATTGACGTTTCTACTTTGGCTGTTTCTGTAAATGCTATTCGTTATCAGAAAGTTACACCTGAGGAAGAAACATTATTCCAAATTAGTGGAACTTCATCTGTTTACTTCATTGAAGAAAGTCGAACTGGTAATCCACAACTTATATTTGGTAATGGTATCGCTGGTAAAGCCTTACAAGAAGGTGACCAAATTTACGCTTCATATCTTGTAAGTTCTGGCGAAGAAGGAAACGGTGTAAGTAACTTTACAGTTTCCGTCCCAGGTCGTTCTGACGTTACAATAGTTTCCGCTTCAGTCTCACAGGGCGGTGCTGCTAGAGAATCTATTCAAAGCATTAAAGATAATGCTCCAAAATGGTTTCAAGCTCAATACCGTGCAGTAACAGCCAACGATTACGAAGTTATTCTCAAAAACAAGTTTGCAGATATTCAAGCTATAAACGTATATGGCGGCGAAGATGTTGGTTATCCTGGAAGTGTGTTTGTTTGTATCAAACCAAAGTCCTCAAACGCACTTACTAATGCTACAAAGGAAGTTTTGAAATCAGAGATTATTTCAGCTTCAAACATTGTAACTGTTCGTCCTAAATTTGTAGATCCCCGTGTTTTTAAACTTGTTTTGGAAACAGTGGTTGTTTATGATAAATCAAGACTTGCAAGCAATAGGCAAACTTTAGAGTCATTGGTTTCTACTCTATTTGAATATGTAAATGGAAACTACATTGGTGACTTCCTTTCAAGTTTTAGAGAGTCTAACCTTTCTTATGAGATAAAGAACCTAGACCCTTCTGTTGTAAGTTCAAACACTCGTGTAGCAATTAAAGCTGAAGTTAATATTCAAAATAACAAATTTACAAACTACAGCTATTCATTCAGAAATAGATTATATCATCCAACTGATGGCTTCTTATCAAATAAAGGTGGTATCCTTAGCTCTACATTCTTTTACAGAACTGGTCGTACAAATCCATCAGGTTTTGATGAAGACGGTTATGGTAACATTCGTCTTTATGACTATATTGATAATACAAAAGTATATGTAAATAACAAAGCAGGATCAATAAACTACACAACAGGTGAAATACAGTTTTTGTATGATTTTGATTTTGCAAACGCCGGTTCTTTTGAAATTACAGTTATTCCAGATTCTGTGGATGTTATTGCAGATAATGATATGATTCTTGAAATAGATTTGACACAATCTTCTGTTACTGCGGTAGACATAAAAGAAATAGACGTTCTAAAATCAGTAAACTTGACAAGAAGCTTCTAATATGAGCATTACTAAGTATTTCGTAACGAATAACAACATCCCAGATTTCATCAGGACTGAAAATAGTCTGTTTGAATCTTTTATTGAAGCTTACTATGAGTGGCTTGAAATAGAAAGCAATGATCCAACATCAAAATATTCTGATGTATACAAAGCTGTTGGTAACCCTGCTTCTATCATAAATCGTCAAGAGATCATTGTAGACATTGATGAAAGTCTTGATGTCTTTATGAAATACTTTTCAGAAGAAGTCTGTCCTATTTCCATTGAGGGAATGAAGACTAATCCAAACTTCTTCCTTAAAAATATTAGAGAACTTTACTTAGCAAAAGGAACGGAAAAATCCTTTAAGCTTTTCTTCAAACTTTATTATGATCATGACATTTCTGTATTTGAAACACGTGATACAGTTATCAAAGCGTCAGATGGCAAGTACTTTTCATTCCCTACTGCTCATGTTTTAGTAAAAGATAAAATAGAAAACTCAACACTCATTGATTATGTTTTAGCAAATCTCTATGATTCAAGCAGAAACTATGTAGCAACACTGATTTCTGGTTTGGTTGTTGATGATGTAAATGGTACACCAATCATCAAAATCAGTTTGTCGACTGACATTCAGTTGGATCCAAATGAAACATACTATATTGTAGATTTGAATAATGAAGAATTAGAAATAGAAGTTGGGCCACTATACACAATCACTAACATTTCTATCATAGATGGCGGCGCTTTGTTTGCCACTAATGATAAACTTCTAGCCGAATCTGCTGCTTTATCTAAGAGATTCTTTGGTTCTATTTCTTCAGTTGGTCAAGGTTACATTGAAGGTTTGAAGATAAGAAATCCTGGTGTTTATTATAGTACGTCTGACTCATTTGAGATTCTGAGAAATGGTGGTGCTGTTGGAACATTCCAACCTACAGTTGTAGATTCTGTTGGTAGAATAGAAGCTATTGATGACATACTTTTGAGAACCGGACCAGATAATACTGGTTATAAAGCATCAACTCTAGTTGACGTATCTGTTCCAATGCACAAAAATGCTTTGATGTCAGATCTACCAACAATAAGATACATTCCAGGCTCGTCTAGAAGCCAAGAGACTTTCCCCTACACAGGCGGATCAACAGGTTTTGGTTTCCAAGTTATTCCATATTCAAGATCAATTGGTTCAGCCAAAAATATTCTTTTATCTCAAACACCTTACTTCTTGAATGATTCTGATATTTTTATCAATGCACCTCATTCAATTATTGTTCAGAATAATACACTGAAGGTTGGTGATACTGTATCTTATCAACTGTTCAATCAAAATACATCACTAGATCCATACGGCTTAGATGATGATTCTGATTACATGTCATACACTATTCATTTGCATAGAGTATGGGATCACGTCGATTCTGATGGAACAACATTTGATTCTGAAGTTAGAATGGTTGTTACGCATGAACTTCCAATAGGTTGGGATTCAGATAAAGCTTGGTGGAATATTCAAGAAGTAACATTTGATTCTAAAGCAGATTCAGATGAGATGTTCAAACCTCTTTTGGATTTGATGGATTCTGAAAGTAACTTTAGTTTCAAATATGTAATAGATAATGGTCCAACTGGTATTGACGGTGGTGATACATTTGGATTCTCTGGTCCAGTCGCAAATGAGGTTGACGGATTTTACGACTTTTCCCTTGATGACTCTGAAACTTGGATCTGTGGTGGACCATATTTTGCATTCTCATATTCATTCAAACACCAAATCAAGTTTACATTCCATGACCAGTTTACCGACTGGCTTGATAACTTCCACTTTGGACAACTTCAAGAAACCATGGACAAATATGATTCTTTCAATAAAGTCAATTACGACTACGCAAGAATTGGCGTAAACCTAATAGAATCTATTCCAGCCGACATTGGAAAATGGGAAGACACTGGTTATTATGCAGAGGTTGTTTCTCTAAACCCAGAAGGTACTGTTGCTAAGCTAGTAACAGCTATTGGATCACCTGTAATAGATCAAAATATTTTTGATAATCTAACTGATGACAAATATTCTTTGATGCTAGCTACACCATTGAATAAAGACGGTGTTCATACATCAGAGCATGGAACTCCTCTTGAAAACGTAGTTCTTCAGTTTGCTAAGCTTGAGATTGATTATGAAGTTGGTACGGTTTCTACACTTACAAAACAGTTTTGGACTGAGGATGGTTTCTTAAGTTCATCTTACGGCGGCACATTACAAGATAACTATTATTTCTCAGATTATTCTTACCGAATAAAATCTACTTTGCCGTTTTCTGAATGGAAAGACAAGTTCAAGAAAATGTTACACCCCGCAGGTCTTGTGCTGTCTGCAGAACTAGTTTCAAACTCGAATACAATATCACCTAACGTCTTTACTGCATCAACATCTATTTCAGATAACTATGGTTCATATCTAACGTTCGATCAGCAACAAGAAATAGTTTATGATGTTGAAAACGGCGTAAACGCAGATACTGCATTGTACAATGCTAACGCATTTGAGTATTTGAATACAATAACTAACACAGCGGTAGCGATGGATGCTTCTGTTCAAACTAACCAACTAAATCCTAAACAGAAAATGCAATCAGGTAATGCATGGTGGGATTATGAACCAGCTGGTTGGGTATACGAAGCACCAATGATCTCTGCTCCTTCTGGTTATGAAAATCTTACTGATGAAGAGTTTATTAATAAGTTCTCCACTCAGGATTCTGATGGTGAAGGACATGTAAATAATGATTACCATTATTACAATAAGTTTAAGAACAACTCTCAAGATTTCTACAAAACGAATAGCCGTTATGTTTGGCCGGGTGGAAAAACTATTGAAGTTGTAAAAACTCAGTTTGAAGATAACTTCATAACAGAATATAGTACTTACGATAACGCTTTACCAACTAACTTTGTTCAAACATTCAGTGATTCTGAAGGTGTAAGTTTCAGAACACCACTTTATGAAAAAGTTAGAACTGATTCAGATCAGCGATTCCCAACATTTGAAGTTCCACGTCAGGCAGAACTTATGGTCCGCAAAGAGCGTGATTTGTTCATTGCAATGAAAGAAGAGAAGTTATTAATTTGGGTTGAAGGCTCAAAAACTTACTATGACTTCGCCGCGTACGAAAGAAAATGGAACCAGATAAACACAAGAAGAACTATCAACAATGAAGGTTACATTGAGAAGCTTCTTCCTAAGCTAGAAACAGACTACTATTCTAATAGTATCAATAAGAATAGGAATAAGTATGGTTTCAATCTATTCAATGTTGCTGATAGATACTACACCGTAAATAAACCTTATAACAAAGACACATGGGAAACGGGTGATGTTATGTTCACCAAGTTCAATTATCCAAATGGTCAAATAAATAGTGTATATGCACTTCCAGTTGAAGAGCCTATTACTTACAAAGATCCCCAAGTCAGCATGAAAGGTCGCAAGAAATAATGTTAATAAGAATGGAAATCCATAATGGCTGCTAGAATGCAAACTAATGCAATCGGTGAACTGATTGCTAAATCTTTTTATACTCTATTGAAAAGTGAAAATGAGGATAACTCCATGTATGTTGGAGTTTCTTATATTCCAGACTCTGACTGGCTGACATACACTGGCACCACTTCTGATGACGCAGTTTTTATTGGTGGTTTGAACGACTCTGATTATGACGAAAACGATGCTAGTTTCTACAACCAAACCATGTACTCAATGCACAAAGTTTACACTGGTGGAATAAATCGTGTATTGCCTAGATCAGATTGGGTTTATGGAACAAAATATGATCCGTATCCTGCCATTGAAAACTCTTATGTAATGGTAAAAGAATATGTTTCAGGCTTTTCAACACTAAACGTTTACCGTTGTCTTTACAGCCCTAATCAGCCTTCTTACATTGCACCTTCTGGTAACTCTCAATCATCTTTTATGTTGAATGATGGTTATGTTTGGAAATACATCTACAGCATTACAAACTCAGAAGCACTTCGCTTTTTGAATGATGACTGGATGCCAGTGCCAGAGAAGATTCCGGTATCAGAATATCCTAATATTACAGTTGATTCATCCAATTACAATCAGTACATCACTCAGATAACTTCTACTCCTGGTGAAGCTTATGCTGCTATAATAGACAAAGAGGCACTTCTTGCATACATCGATTCAGATACTTTGTTTAGAAATGCTTTTAACTACAGTTCTATTCAGTTAACTGGTAATGATGTTGAAGGTAACACTCCAACCAAAATATTAAAAATCACATTATCTTGGGATTCTGATGTTGGTGAGTTTTACACTAGAATGGATCAAAAGGGCGAAGGATACGTTGGTCCAATAAGCTTTGGTT